TCCTTGTCCAAAACCTTGGCCGTGACCTTGGCCGTGACCTTGGCCGTGACCTTGGCCGTGACCTTGACCGAAGCTTTGAACATGAACTGGTCTACCATTTTGAAACACTCTTATATTTGGACCCAGTCCCGAACCCATAACTTGTATATCCGGACCAAGTCCTGATGCGCTGCTCATAAAGGGCATGCCAAATAAACTTGAAAATAATTCATCTACTGGATGCATGCTTTGACCCATGTGCATGCTTTGACCCATGTTTGGATTCATATTCATGTTCATCCCTTGACTCATCATCTTAAAAAACGGATTATTATGCGTCATATCATAATCCTGCTTCTTCTCCGGATTTCCTAGAACCTCGTAAGCCTCGCTAATCTTTTGAAATTTCTCCGTCGATTCTTGGCTATTTCCATTCTTATCCGGGTGATACATCATAGAAAGCCTTCTATACGATTTCTTAATCTCGTCCGCCGTTGCCGTTTCAGGAATATTCAATGCTTCATAAAAAGAACCAGCTTTTGAATTCATATATTAATATTATTTGAGATAAACTTAAATACTTATTAACTTATTATATTAATTATGAATAACCCTCTTTTTTTAAACAAATATCAACCAACTAGATTTGCTGACTTTGAAACAGATAGTGAAATGATTGACATCCTGAATACACTCATCAATATCAATAATTTGAATATTTTATTCATTGGCGACATCGGGTGTGGCAAAACCGCGTTCCTCAATGCGGTCATTCGCGAATATTATATCGCGACTTCAGCAGTCGAAGACAATATTCTACACATTAATAGTCTAAAAGAGCAAGGCATTAATTACTACCGCAATGATGTCAAAACATTCTGTCAAACTTGCTCTTCCATTAAAGGCAAAAAGAAATTCGTCGTTCTCGACGATATCGACCTCATTAATGAACAAAGTCAGCAAGTTTTTCGCAATTGTATAGACAAATACAGTCACAATGTTCATTTTATTTCTTCCTGTAGTAATTCTCAGAAAGTCATCGAGTCATTACAATCGCGGCTCATTATCATCAAAATTAAGCCGCTACAAAAGGAGAATTTGATGACCATTATGCGCAAAATAAAGGTCAATGAAAAAATAGGAATCGACGATGATGCGGAGCAATTTATACTCAATGTATGTAACAATACTGCTAAAATATTGATTAACTATATGGAAAAATTCAAGCTGTTAAATCAACCAATTACGCTTGAACTAGCTAATAATGTTTGTACTAATATTAGTTTTCACATCTTTAATGATTATACTCAACTGATTAAAACCAAGCAACTAACAAAAGCGATTCGTATTTTATATAATTTATATGATAAAGGCTATTCAGTCATGGACATTCTAGACAATTATTTCCTTTTTGTTAAAATCAGTGACATGCTAACAGAGAAGCAAAAATATAATATTATCCCCATTATTTGTAAATACATCACGGTATTTCATAACATCCACGAAGATGAAATAGAACTTGCTCTATTTTCGAATAATATGTGCGCCAATATTGATAATAAATAAGCATTTCAAATAAGCATTTCATTTAGGTCAATCCAACAAATTATTTACTGATCTATTATTTATATACCGTTATTATAAATAATATAATGAGTTCTCAAATATTTAAAAATAAAGTTCCTACTGAAGTTTTGAAGGCCTTAATAGAAAATAATGCCATCAAAACAGAGGCATATTATATCATCAATAATAACGCATATAAAAAGGGTATATTTAATGAAACCATTCCCAAATTCATTGAAGTTTGTAAGCCATATTATCACATATCTAAACGCAGATATTTGGAACGGAAAATGAACTATAATTCATTCGTTACCATTTTACGACAAATATGTAATTTCAATAAGATTACATATACATCTCAAATTAAATATGATAAGTCAAAATATGACATCATATATCACATATTTTTTTGATTTTTCTTTTCTTTGATTTGTTTTTCCTTTCTTTGATTTGTTTTTCCTTTCTTTGTTTTTCCTTCTTTTCTTTGTTTTTCGGTTAATAAAAATTATACACACACTTCAACATGCGCAAAGTTTCCTTGAATCTCGTTTTAGAAATATGGACAAAATCATATACCGCGATTTCGTATCTAATATCCATATTAGCCTCCATAAATTCATAGTCAACTCCTTCCAAATCAAAAGGCATGTTATTGTAATTATACAATGTGAAACTGATATTCGCGTCACCACCTACCACAAATTTGACGAATTTATACATATCCGTTCCTTTATCTGCTCTAAAAAAGAATGGTAAATTATCTACCCCGGTTCGGTGGCATTTACCATACACCACATACGACTCTTGCTCGATATCATAAGACACAAATAGTCTGCTTTTAACGGACCCGTAATTGTCTTCATCTCTTTCTTCAATACATAAGGTTAAATAACTATCAGTTTGCGACATCTTACTTGGTTATATATATACTTGTAGTGTATTTAAATTGTTTTATATTAATGTTATAATATTTACTTAAACATATATTACAATATATTATTATTTATCCCAATGTCTTCAAATAATAATAATATACGCGCCGGAATGGTCTCCCAAATATTCGCAAATGCTTCCACAAATGCTTCCACAAATGCTTCCATGAATTTCGCAAATGTCCTGAATTTTGCCACAGGAACTCAAGTATTTGATTTTGATAATGGTAATGGTAATACTAGTAATAATGGTAATACTTGTACGCTGAATTTGTCTCAAGATTATGATTCTTATATCCCACAAGCTCTCGTTATTAATTTATACCCCGGTCAAAATCAATTATATCCGCATCTGAATATTTATAATGTATGTCGCCTTTTTCACAGGATGCGCCTCGTTTTACAAGTTTCTGGTCAAAACATGTTACAATTATCACTTTCTTTATTACATGAATTGAAACCGGCTGAATTTCATGACGGTAAAATATATCTTAAAATCCCTTTCGAATCGCTATTTAATCAAATAAATATGAATGAACTGTTTTTTTCCACTGTTTCCTTTGTTTTGTTAGATGCGCATGAAATTAGCAACTATGCTAATAGTTTTAGCTTGGTAACCAAAGTATATATACACAACCAAGTAGAACAATCTCGATTAAATAACAGAAACACCAGTCGCAGTTTCATCCAACAAATTGGCACACTGTCTGTGTCTGCTGCTGCTACTGCTGCTGCTGCTGTAACTAATAATAGGCGCAGCTTTCAGATTCAAACTAATTCATTATTTGGCTCCACTAAAGGTTTATTAATTCAATGCGCAGTTACTGATTTACAGTCTATTAAGTTTTATGTGAATAATAGTTTAAGGTTCGATTATGGTCGATATTTAATTTTAAATTCATGTGTCAAATTGTCAGAGAACTTGCTTTACATGCCTTTTACAGACCATACAGATTTTCTAGACAGAGGCACAAATACCTTTTCAGGAGCAATTAATCTAACACAGCTTCAAAGTTCTATACTATGTCTTGAATTTTCCGCGGATCAGCCTCGAATAGTTGTACATAATGTATATTTTAACTATTTTCGGCAAACGAATGGACTTGCTGGATTAACAATAGATTATAGCTCTCCTTTTATTGAACAAACAACTCTGGATCACCCGATTCAACCGATTCAACCTATTCAATTTAATTCTAATATATTCGACATGTCTGGGAATTATGTTAATAATGCTATATTTTCAAATCCTAATTCTTCTGCTAATTCCTCATCCACTTCTTCAAATAGAAATAACAACATTTCTAGAAATACTTCTGGTGCTACCTATGCGGAGGTAGCTTCTCATGGTAGAACAGGACCCAGTAATATCATTTATACTGAGAATTATATTAATAATATACCTCTACCTGTAATTAACATAGAATATCCGATCCCAAATGGCATTATTGCGCATCAATTGATTAATCCTGACCGCAATATATGCTACATTACGCATGAGGTTATCGATGTGAATCAAAATTATATGACATGTTCCGAATGTAATAATCATTTTATGGAAACCGCTATTAAACAATGGTTAAGACAACGTGTTGGTAGTTTAAGAAATTGCCCTACTTGTCGAGAAGTTTGGACCAACTATACTGTGTATATTAATCGAGATGAATTGAATTAAATATTATTTATATTATAATTGATTTTTTATAATATAATATAATTGATTTATTATATTATGAATTTAGACAAGGATATAATTTTAGACAAGGATATAAATTTAGTCAAGGAATCAAATACAGGCAATACAGGCAATACAGGCAATACAGGCAATACCTGTAATTCCTGTTTTTATTCCAGTTTTGTCTTTGTAATCAATGTTATATTCGCCTGGCTATACGGCTACTATTTATATGCTGGGCTATTTATGGCCCTTATAATTACCTCTTTATTCTATCATTCTTCTTACACATATGTAACAAATATTATCGATAAAATCGCCATTTTATGTATTGTGGGTTATGGTGGATACCTATTTTACAACAAACTGTTCCTAGCGAAACTAACGGTGAAGCAGTATATCTTATCCACCGCAATTATATTTACCTTTCTTTTAACCATTTTTATGTATTATTATGGATATTTACACAACTGTCTCTGCTTTTCAGACGATATTCAGCAGGCAAATTGGTTTCATTCTGGCAT